TATACAGTCGGAACCGGCCCTAAGGATTTCTAGGGACTTGACGCGCTATTGACGCTGTGAGATTTGACCTCACCTGTACACTAAGTTACATAGCTAGCCTGTGGCTGCAACTCCTAGCGCTATTGCGCGAGACATTACTGCTGTGGCATCCACCACGTTGGAGATAAGGCCTAAGCCTGCTTCCATGACATTGGTCCCTTCTGCGACGTGAGCCGAGATGTTTGCAAGTCCGTGGCCCATCGAATTCATAACCCCGATCGAACCCTTATCAGGGTGGGAGGGGGGAGAGGAAAACGGCGGCTGCCGCGCTTGGTGCGAGTGGATTTCTTTCGCTGTAACGACGCTCCGCTCAGGAGCGTTGTCCTTGGTATGAGCGGAGTTTGCTGACAACTCCTGAGTCCACTGTGCACCTGCTAGTATGGTAAAACCAGGGGTCGCAAGAGCGGCTCCAGTAAGAGTGTTGGTGAACGACCATATAAGGCCACCTACGCTAGAACTGGGTCCGAAGGACCAGTTGGGTACCGCGTCTCGATGTAATTCGCCATACGCGACTGAGTCGTGTATGCCGCAGTGCATGTTCCATCTCTGATTGCCAGTAAGATTAAGATGATATGTGGTTAGCACATCGTCCGTAAGACTGGTGATCAGATCAGAGAGACTTGTCCTCGTATCTTTCAGAGTTATCCTTCGAATATTGAGCACTCCTGTGCTGGCTCCATAGCGAGTGCATAGAGTCAGTGCGGCGCTGGTGATCGCGAGGCGTTCGTTAGCGGGAGTAATACTGAAAAGATTAGGAGACGCTGATGCTGCTACATAACTTGGGCCTGGAGCCTGACCGCGAAGGTCAGCTTCCAGGAGTGCCGCGTTGGCGCCATTAAAGGCACACAACTGGTGTTCCGCAAAGTCAGGTAGGTAGACATAGATAGTCTCCTCTCCGAATTGATTAAGCTGGAGGTTGGGAATCTGTGGGCTTTGCACGAAGTTCATTACAAATTTCGAGTAATCTTGTGTAGATCGCGTGGGGGCGTCTGCACAAGCTAGCTTCCACGTAATCGGGGGAATGCCCATCCGCGCGCCTATGCGCGAAGTAGTAACCTTCTGGCCCTGTGAGGGACCAAGAGACTGCTTCTTCTTAAGGACTTGCTTCTTGACTTTCCTGCCGGTTTTCTGCGACGGTCCCCTCGGAGGGGCTTTCATCTTGAGCAGAGCGTTTGATCGCTTAACGGCGGCCAATACTGAGCGCAACACGGTTGCGCCCTTCTTGGTCTGGCTATCTCTAGCCATTACGTGGGGTCGCCCTTGAGTGGGCTATTCTGTTAAACCAAGCGGATACTTAATCTATTTTGGTGGCTGTAGAATTATGGGAGCCAAGTCACATCAGTGGTCTTACGCTGCATACCTATGTATGCAGCTGCCAGTGCTACTGAATTCACTTGCAAACGATCGTTAGATCGACTGAACGCACTTTACGTGCTGTCAAAACTGGAGGCAAGTCCTCGCGGCAAAATTTGGAGGCAATCCTCAAATTTAGAAAAGGGCATAACTTTCAAGACGATGTCAAAGTTGATACCGGGCAAAATTGGAGGCAATCCTCAATTTGGCGGGGGGGAGGCAATCCTCAGGTGTGAAACTGCGGTGGAGCTTAGCTTTCTTCATCAGCTAGCCTCGGGCTCAGAACGTTACGCGCATCCGACTCGTATCCGAAGACAGAGGAAGTAATACGCGTGACGCTCCCGGCGGCGAGGAGCTTCAGAATGAGCTCAACTCGACTTACGCCATGTCGCGCAAAAACGACGAATCCACGCAAAAGCCGGAAACGTCGAGTTCAACGTCGTGCACGATCTCGCGAAGGTCCTCCAAAACGCCAGGGGTGCTCCTGAGGACGTAAAGACATCCACCGAAACGGTCCTTGTTGTTATGGGTATCGACGCAAGTGTCGTACAGATGCCAAAGCATCTTCTCAACGTTCATGAAGACTGCAGTGCAGGCCTCCATATCGATGAGGTGTGATGTGAAGTTAGCCTCATCCACATGAGGCTCCACATCGCGAGAACGAACACCAAAGTGCTCGAGGCGGAGATAGTCGAAGTTCTCGTCACCGACGAGGTCGTCGCCAGCACACACCCAGCCAAGGCAACCAGCATACGCAGCCATCACGCTCCTTGCGAAGGTGTTCTGGGTCGTGGTTGAAAGTTGGCCGGAGGTGGTGACACCGTCCTTGTTGACCACCCACACGTCACCGTTGTTGTTTAAAACGTGGCGACACAAAATGTGTGAGTAGCGGCGAACGAGGTTTGCGACATCCATGTTCTCGCAATTGTCTGAGCGACGGTCTCCATCAGCGCGGATGAACTCTCCAGTGATGGAAAGGTCGAACGCGGAGGCGTCACTCGAGATATTGTGGACATCAACTCCCTCAGCTTTGAAAGCAGTGACCAGACGCTCGATGCCAGCATCACTGTGCCCCATTCCTAGGGCGGCGCAATGTAGCGTACCGTTCTGGTATGCTTCCGTATGGGCTGCATTGTCTGCCTTGTGGAGCAGCGACTGGACAGTGATGTCTATGAGGCTGCTGATCCAAATGAGGCGGAATCTGCCTTCACGGCGCTTTGCGGGGGAATGCCCCTCAGGCTTCATGAAAATGTCCTTCACATCGGCGAGGCCGTACTTGACAAGCTCGATAGCGGATAACTCTTTGATCTGCTCGCCAGCGATGGCGATCAAGATGAGTCGGCTTAGAGCGAGGTCAACAACTTCCTCTGGGTGCTCGCGCACCCATGCTTGCTTCTTCGCAATGCGATAACGCGCACTTGCGCCAGACGACTTGTCTTCATAGCTGACAAAGGTCTTCAAGAAGCCAAGCTCTCCTTCTTCAAGGTAGGTCTTGATGTGCTTCTCTCCGAGTCCTTCGCCGTACTTGGAACGAGCGAGCGCGATCGCCTTTTGGAGGTCTTCTTGCTGCTCTGAAGTCAGAGGGGCGGGGGTGCAGGCCACGAGGGCCGCTTGCGAGCGGAGCGAACGGTCGATGTTCTGCTTGGAACACATTGGGATCTTGTACTGACCCTTCTTGCATCCATGCTTCTCGGTCGAGGTGTAATGCTCGGCCAAAGCTTTCAGCTTAGCTTGGAGTACGGACTCTTCGCTGGCTTCTTTCTTCGGCTTCGGGACACGGCTTGCACCGGTGGTCCCAACACGAGTGTAGAGTGGCTCGCCATGTCCATCAAGGATGACGCGCTCGTCTACCGGTAGGGTGTCCGGGAAGGTTCCCTTTTCGAACCACTCGGGCTCGACCTTGGAGACATAATCTTTCAGCAGGGCGTTGGAGCGGACATCCATTCCAGCCACGAGACGTTCTCGGACGTTCCCTGATGCTTCTTCAGCAAAGTAGGAAATGTCTTGTAAGACTTCGTCTGCGTGCCCTTGCAGGACGCCATACTTCCAGGATCTGACCTTATCGTTGAGATCGAGGGTGTTGTGCTCGAGAGCGATGCGGATGGCGATACGAGGATCCACAGGAACTTCAGCTGCATCTTCTCCAATAGATTCACCAGGGCCCTGGTTCCCTGCCAAAGGGGGGCTTAGTTCCGTCGCTGGGCCAGCCGTAGCTAGCTTGTACAACGGAGCGTTGATGACTTTCTTGGTTTTGCCATGGCCAGCGTATTTCGTGGAGCGTAGTTCGACGGAGGCTCGGTCGGACTTGCGCGGTTTCACATACAGTGTGGCTGCTTCTTGTTCTTTGTGTTTCAGTTCTTCATCCTGATGATGGGCGTCTTCTGCGTAGTCAGCCCACCACTCTCCCTCCTCGTCGGCTCGCGCTTCGTAGTATTCGTTGGCGGCACGCATCGCGCGCTCTCGCTTGGTCTCTCTGGATTCACCAGGAGTTTCGACGGGGGCGGCGGGTGGTGCTGCAACTGCAACCTCCGGTTCTTCAGAGCATAGTGAGCTGCTCCAATCGCGGATGCGAGTTAACATAGGGGGTTGATACAAACCCATCAAGGTGAGGTTGGCGAGGATAGCATCCATAGTCAGAAACTGATTGTGGGTGCCCTTGAGGCCAGCGAGGGTACGCGTGGGTTCTCCTTGCCAAAGCCCGATGCACTTGTCACCCGATTGAACGGCCATGACTGGCGAAGAGCTTGCGCCTTTCCTTGAGACGATGTTGGCCATGGCGATGCCTTGGTCGTGGACGGTTTGGAGAGCTTCTGGGATGCTCCCCTCTTCTTGGAGGATGTTACCGAAGTCATCCTTTGCGAAAGCGATTGTTGCGCGTTGCAACTCGTACAGTCTGCTCAGATCTTTCTCCTGCAGGGATTTGACTCCAATGCCGGAAATTTCATCTTTAGTCAGTGGGATTGCAACGAAATCGAGAACAGAGCAGGTATGCTTTGTCTCGTCCCACTTGGGCGCGCCATAGCTGTCAAGCAATTTGGCGCGATCCGTCGCGATGCGAACACCATTCCTGAGGTTAGAGCCCTTGATAACAAGGTGGCTCAGGTTAGACAGGCCGTGTCGGCACATGATGAGCATGTTCATAATGACAGCTCCTGATGAGAAGTGATTGAGTAGTGTGTCAAAAGCCAACACTCCGCCTTTCAGAAGTCTGGCGGGCGAGGCATTGCTGAGAAGGCCGTTCAAGGCGCACTCTCCAGGAGAGTACGGCTCAATGGCGACCTCTTCAGGAACCTTTTCCCAAATCATCTCGTCGGTGGCTGCTGTGCGCAGCGAGCCGTTGGCGTGGTGAGTTGCTGGAACATGCTTCCCTCCAGTCATGCGAGCAGCGACGGACGAACCATCACTGTAGCGGTAAAATTCCTTGCCATTCCAGCGGTGGAAACCGGCCGTAGACGGGGGGCCGCCTGAGACACGATCTGTCGCTGTTTCCCTGGGAGCATAGTAGCGATTACTTTGCGGACAGAGAGAGTCTTGGATTTTCACGAAGAAGGAGAAGAAGAACCATGGGAAGGCACGCGTGGTGCGCTTGAGGCGCCGCATGACAAGGTTGCTTTTGATCACTTTGTAGGTACCATATAGACACACGAGAGTCAGGACAGCGTTTATGGCGCTGGCATCCAACTCCATGCCCACACGAATCGACAAAGAGCGAAGCTCTTCGATGAGACATGCGTGCACTTGGAGCGCAGTGGCATATGGAGTGGGCTTGTAGAACAAGATCACAGCAGGGATGCCGCCTGAGCATTCTTTGAGGCGTTTCACGAGATCGATCAAGTAGGCCGCGGTATCAATCACAACGGTGAAGTAAACTTCGAACGGAGTAAGAGGAGCTGCGATCATCTTTGTTGAGTTGCTGAGTGCGTACAGAGAGTGTCACCACCGGTGGTAAGTCGGCGAACCAGGATCTGTCTTAATTAAGACAGGTGGCTATAACCAG